CAACACCGGCTGCGGGATTAATCGTATACGATACAACTTTGAATGTGCTTACTTACTACAACGGAACAACTTGGATTTAACAAATATGGAAACAATAGAAGAAATAATCATTCAAGGCATAGAAATTCAGCCCGTCGTATTTCCTTTGAATCAAGGAACTGCAACACGAATGACCGTGCTTGTTTTGAACTTTGATACAACTGCAACAACTTGCACAACTTATTGGCAACTATTAACCGAAGAAGGGCAACAACTTGCACAAGGTAACTACACATTGACTGAAGATCAATTTCAACAATGGGGTACTGATAATTCAGTTGTAAATGAGTATGTTGCCAATGCGATTGGAGTAACAATTTTATAAAAAATATATGATTACTTTATCAGCAGAACAAATCAAACAACTGGAAGCCATCATCAGCGAAATGCCCACAAAATTTGGCGTAGCAATTTTGAATATCCTTAATGAAAAAAAGGATACAAAAGAGGATGAGTAAATGATCAATTAGCAGCACTATTATAAATGAAAAACCTTAATGATACCACCGCAGCCATTGCCACCGCCATCACGGGTTCATCAGCGGTCATCACTTTTGCTCAAATTTATCAACCCCTTGTTACTTTTGGTGTGGGGATTCTTGGTATTATTTCGGGCGTTTTGGCTGTTATCTATTGGAGTAAAAAAATTAATCGCATCAAATGACCGTAAAAAAACCATCCGCAAATCCGCTTCCAATTTCGTTTGATCAATTCCGAAAGAATCCCGTTGCTGGGGTTGCTTTCCTTGCATTGGTAGGTGTGAGCTATTTATACTATGATGTCAAGTCATCTTACACCGAGCAACTTGAGAACTCCAACAAGAAAATTGAAGCGTTGGATTTGAAGATTGATCGTCTTGGATATGCTCTCAAGAAATCCGATTCCGCTTTGGCTGCTGCCATCACAGAACTTCGCATCATCAACACCGTAAAAAAATTATGAGGTACTTTGTCATTTTGTTTTGTCTGTTCATCGCAGCCATTGAGATTGCCTTCCCAGTTGGTGCAGTTACAACACCCCCGATTGATGAGGTGGAAGCAATGTTGAAAAAGGTTGAATCAAATCTCCGTCAAGCATCCGCAGTTGTATCCGTAGCAAAAGCCAAAGGAGAAGAAATGGTTGAAGGCAAGGTTCAAGAGAAAGCCGAATTGAAAGAAGCCGTGGTGAATGCTGAAAAAAAAGCCGAATCCGTGGTTCAACAGATGCAAGTTGTTCAAAACCAAATGGAGGTGTATGCCGTCAAGATGGTAGGTGCTGGATTAGATACCACAACCACACCAATTGAGTTCAAAGGGAAGATCTATGATGCGTATTTGAACTATCTTTCCGAAGGTGGAAAGGAAGAGTTTGACTATTTTAGAATGTACCTATGGGAGCAAAAGTAAACATCACATCATTCCGTTCTAAACCCAAAAACAAACTTGGCAGACATACCAAGCACAAGAACAAACACAAGAGTTCAAAACCATATAAAGGACAAGGCAAATGATAGATAAAATCAAACAAGCGATGAAGGTGAAGAACTACAAGTTCTTTGAATCAGGTGATTACAACTTGAATATCATTGGGATTCGCAATTCGGATACTGGAAGCAAAGTGACAAATGTCTTTGATGACTTGTTAACCGTCAGTTACAAAATCGGAGATGTGTGGCATTTTAAGAAATGGGCTGCGACAACGGATCCTGGCACAAAGGGAGTGAAGGAATTTCACAATGCTCAAGGCGTTGCTCGTTTAGTTCCCGGACAATATCGTGGCAGTCACGCTATCGGATTGCATCAAGGTAAATACGAAGCCTTAAAACAAGCCAAACCCGTCAAGGTTTATCGTGATGCGAACAAGGATATGACCTACGACACCAAGTTGATCACCGAAGGTATCTACGGAATCAACATCCACAAGGCTGGTGCAGATTCAACCTATGTTGAGAATTGGAGTGAGGGTTGTCAGGTGTTCAAAAAGTCAGCAGATTTCGACGAGTTTATGGCTTTGGTCAAGAAGGCTGCCACATTGCACGGAAATTCATTCACATATACACTATTAGAAAGTAAGGATTTATGAAAAAATTAATGGAAATTTTCACGGGTGACAAAGGAGAGATGTCATCAAAACGATTCGTGGGCATTATCGGTGCTTTTGTTTTGTTTGCTACAATGGCTCATAATTCTCTTAGCCCTGCTGATATCGTACCATCTCCAGAGTTGGTGACAGCGGTTGAATTCATCGTGATTGCTTGTCTTGGATTCACATCTATTGACAAGTTCTCAAACAAAAAAGATTGATTGCTATTTGATAGAGATGATATTCCAAAGAATAAACTTTCACGATAACAAACTCCCTGTTTTCAAAGAGAACAAGGCGAAAGGATTCGTGACCTTCGGAGCAGACAATCTCTATCCCGATTTTCTAATTGAACTATTTAACAAATCCCCAAAACACAATGCAATCGTTTCTGCAAAAGCTTCATATGTGGCTGGAATTGGTACTGAAGTTTACGGACAAAACACCACCGACATCGCCAAAATCCAAAACAAACTCAAAAGCATCAACGCCTACGAGACCTACGAGGAACTCAAAGCAAAAGTAGCATACGATGCGGAGTTGTTTAATGGGTTTGCAATTGAGGTAATTTGGAACAAGGCAAAGACCGCACCTTCGGAGTATTATCACATTCCATTCAAAGACATCCGCAAAGGATTGGAGGGTGAGTATGTGTATTGTGCTGACTGGACAGATAGCAAAGCGGAGAAAATCCATTATCAACCATACAACCCAATCACTCGTGAATCAAAGCAATTATATTATTGCCAGTTCTACCGTCCCGGACAAGGTGAATATCCTTTGCCTGATTATGTAGGTGCGTTGAAATACATTGAGGTTGACACCGAGATTTCCAATTACTATTTGAATAGCATCAAGAACGGATTTACGGCACAAACCCATATTCAGCTCTTCAAGGGGTACCCCTCTGCCGAAGAAGCCCGTCAAACTGCTCGTAGATTCAAGGAAAGTTATCAAGGCACGGACAATGCCGGTGGGTTAATTATCCAATACAACGATCCGACAGAAAAGGAATCAGTCATCAACAACCTTCAACCTTCGGATTTTGATAAGCAATTTGACCTTTTGAATAAGACCGTACAACAAGAGATATTTGTTGCACACAAGGTCAACTCACCAATGTTGTTTGGAGTGCGTGTGGAGGGACAATTGGGTGGTCGTAGCGAGTTGATTGAAGCATATGAGATGTTTCATCACGCATACATTGAACCCCGTCAACAAAAGATTGATGATACCTTTGCGTACTTGCTTGAACCTATCGCATCTGTTCGCTTGGAAACCATCAACAAACCACCAATCGGTTTGGATTATCAGGCTTTGTTTACTGCTGGAATCATTGACAGAAACGAAGCAAGAAAAGAGTTGGGATTTGATGAGATTGAAGAACCTTTGAATGTTGCCCTATCAAAACAAAATCCTTTTGGATGGGATGATGAAAGAGACATCAAGGTGTTCCAACAATACGGAGAGAGTGCAGACAATTTTGAAACCTACAAGTTTGAGTTTGTTGATGCCGTTGAAACTGCCATCTTGAATGTGTTGAAAGAGAATAAAGGGTTGCAAGTTGGAGACATCGTGAACATCACCAAACTGGATGCAAAGGTTGTCGCAGATGCGATTGCTAAACTTGCCAAAGCGGAGTTGATCAAATCATACGAAGATGGTCTTGAAACAACCCCGAAAGGAGTTGAAGAAGTGAAGAGATTAGAAACCGAGATTGTCGTGCGTTATGGCTACGCTTTAGCCGCTGGAATCAAAGGTACTTTGGTTATCCCAACCACTCGTGATTTCTGCCGTCAAATCGTGGAAAGCAATCGTGTATATTCAAGGGAGGACATTAACGCAATGTCTGCACAACTTGGTTACGATGTATGGAAGAGGAGAGGTGAATGGTATACAAACCCTGATACTGGAATCACCACGCCACAATGCCGTCACATTTGGCAACAACAATTATTAAGGAGAATCAAACGATGACCAATTTTGTATATTTCATTTCAACCACTTATCTCAAGGACAACACACCTTTGAATGAGAATGTTGACGATAAATTGTTGAAGTCAGCAATCAAAGAAGCTCAAGAGATTTATATCCGTGATGTGATTGGTTCAGGCATTTATAATGAGTTGCAAGTACAGGCATTTGCTGGAACATTAACGCAGTTGAATACTACCCTTTTGGATTCATACATCGCACCTTGTTTGAAGTATTACACATTGACCGAAGCAATGCTTCCAATGACCTTTAAATTGATGAACAAATCAGTTGCATCTCGTGAGAGTGACAATGCAAGGGCGGTATCCGTGGAGGAAATGACAATGATTGAAGGTCGTTATCGTGATAAAGCCGAATACTATGCCAACAGATTGAGAGATTATTTGCGGACATACACCAATGACTATCCTTTATTCTTGAATCCAGGCTCTACCTTTGACACCATCCGTCCAAAGAACACAGCGTTCGTTGGTGGTATTTATCTTCCCACATCACAAGATTGTTTTTGGAACTATGACTTCCCCCACGAGAACGAATAAATGGCAAAAGAACAACGAAGCCAAACTTCTCAAATTTCTCAAAAATGACACTAAACCAAATAATCAAAAAGATACAAACCGCAGCGGAAAGCCATAAGATGGTTCACAAGTTCGGTGTTGGTCAGCAGTCAAATTTGACCGTTGAGAATGTGGAGTATTATCCTTTGGTTTGGTTGTATCCTGATGGGTTTAATTTGCAGTCAAACAACAACTTGTTGACATACAACTTTGCATTGCTTGTGATGGATCGTGTGTTTGAATCCGAGAGCAACACAATCGAAGTTCTTTCCGATACTGCCCAAATAATGACCGATATCTTCGCATTGATTGAGGACAACACTCAAGACGATGAAGATTTTGAGATTGTCATCAACGGCAACGCTTCACCTTTTTACGATTCAAAAACCGACATCCTCGCTGGGTATGCAATCAACTTCCAAGTCAACACTCCTTATCTTCACAATACTTGCGTTGTTCCTGTTTAGTTGGCTATGGGCGTTTTTCAATTATGAAGAACCAGTCCGATACGTCAAACCTTTAAACGTGGAACTACACGAGAGAATCATTGAAAAAGAGAAGATCAAACGAATCACATTACTCCAAGAGCTGAACCACTATGATACGATTTTTCTTGATACTTTTGATGCTACATCTTCAGGACTTGAAGGGGCAATCCGTCTCCATAGATTCTGCGACTCTACGCTCAGCGAATAGTTATCTCGTCAAGGGAGCAATCGCACGGCAAAAAGTAGGGCAATTGATGAAGATTGTCCACTCGGATTCCATCATCATTGCCGAACAAGATTCAGTCATCACCAAACAAAAGGTAAACATCGCTTACTTGAATAGTGAGAATGATTCACTTGTGAAGCAAAATAAAGCCATCTCAAGGACTTTAAAGTTATTTAAGAGTATAAGTATAGGTTTAGTTGTTTTAACGCTTGTGGGATGGCTACAATAGACCTCAACAAATTACCCGATGCGTTGGATACTTACTTAGGGGATGCTTCCGAAGGCTCACTCCTTCAGCAAATCATCATTGATTGGTGGAACAAGAAGGTAATACCACCAATTTGGGCGAATCTTGACAACAAAAACATCAATGCGTCTTCAGTTCTTCGACAATCTTTTGTCCCAGGAGAGATCACCAAATCACCCACATCCATCAACACCATCCTTCTCGCTGAAGATTACTGGGAGTTCGTGGAATACGGAAGGAAGCCAACAAGAAATGGTCACATTGAAGGCACACCGTATCTATGGCAGTCAATCCAAGAATGGATGGCATTCAAAGCCGTCAAACCACCTGAAGATTTTACCTATGATTCATATGCAAAAGCCATTGCAAAAAAGATTCACAAAGTAGGTACAAAGCCAAAGCCATTCCTTGAGGATGCGTTCACGGAATCAATACAGATGGAATTGGTTAATGAGTTGAATGCTCGTTTCGGAGATTTGATATTCTCCGAGGACATAAAATTGTAACAAAAAGAAAAGTTTATTTGCATTACTGATAAGTTTATTTTACTTTTGCTTTTGTTATGGATTACAACAAAGCAATTGAAACAATTAAACTTAAACGCAGACAAGGGCTATTTCAAATAGTCGCTCGTAAAACAGGGGTATCACTTCCAACGGTTCGCAAGTATTTGGTTGAGGGAAACATCGTTTCACCCAAAGCCAAAGCCGTCATTGAAATTGCATTGAGGGAGGTGAACAATGATTGAGGCAACAATCAACGGATGGATTCTCACCATCGGTGGTGATAGATATGTATACATTGACAAGCAAGTTGATGACTATCTTTTGAACAATCACTTTGAAGAACTTGAACCGTATATGATCAAGCGTGATGTGTATTTCGGTGGATGCGTTGAGACCAATTTGGTTGGCATTGAAACGGAGCGGTTTTTCTATTTAGAACCCGACAAGTTCACGGTGTTATTTATGCTCGGACACAAAACAAATTTCCTATGAATAAAAGCGAATCAATCAAGAACATTGCTGGTGCGTTGGTAAAATTCCAAGCATCGGTGAGCAAGGTAGCAAAGGAAGCCAACAATCCTTTCTTCAAATCCAAGTATGCAAGTTTAGCGAACATACTGGACACCATCCAAAAGCCATTGAGTGAATGTGGTTTGGCAATCAGTCAATTCCCTGATGGGAACGCACTCACAACAATCATCCTTCACGCTGATTCAGGTGAGTGGATGGAGTCATCCTATGTGATGCCGGTTGCAAAGCAGAACGATCCCCAAGCAATGGGGTCTGCCATCACTTATGCGAGAAGGCAATCCATCGGTTCTATCCTAAACTTGAACATTGACGATGACGATGACGGAGAGAAAGCAATGGGAAGGCAGATTCCAAAGAAAGATGAACTCACACCAAAGCATCCATCGTGGGCGAAAGCAGTTGAACACTTAAAGACGGGTGGATTGATGACAGACATCACAAGCAAGTTTGAGGTATCTCCGGTCAATATGAAACTTTTAATCGGAGAGAAATGAATAACACACATCCAGTTATTCACACTTCTTTGAACGAAGAAGATTGGCAAAGGTTGAGAAGTTCACGCTTCACCGCATCCGAAATCCACAAACTGATGGGAACTCCGAAAAACAAATCGGAGTTCTTGTCGGAAACTGCGAAATCATTTGTGTTTGAGAAGGCAGCG